ACAGGTCTCTAAGGGCATTTTGACGATATGCTTGTCAGGTAGAACCCTGGCAGATTCCCAAGGACTGGGAGAGGTCACAAAGATATTCATAACAATTTAGATAATGAAATCGCTAGTAGGAATGTCAACATTATAACCACATCCCATGACTTTGTCCTAATGAAGTAAGGAATCGAAATAAGATCAGCTATGAAGTGTGTTGTCACTCCAACCATCACATTAACATGGAGGACAATAAAATAGGCAATGATAACCAGACCACTACCTACAATCCTCATACAAATATCAACCGAAGGTCGAGTCAGGTTCAAGTGCAATATAGTAGGTGACATCTTGGTTTTGATTGATGAAACGGGAAAGGAGTTTCTCAGACACAACTACATCGTAGTTACCAGGAACAATCTTCAGATTCTCTTCTTTGAAGTTGAATACAAACTCAAGATCAGTCTCACCAACAACAATCTCAAAGTAGTTTGAGGTATCGTTCTTCTTATCTCGTGCAACAAGTTTGATTACACCAGATTCACCAATGACAGAAATGTCAGGGACCTGATAGACAGATGCTGCCTTCTTGAGTTGTTGAAGGTCTTCAGCCTTCATGATAAAGCACACATCCTCGGAAGGAAGTGAGATCTCCTTTTCAGGAGGTGCAACGATCACAGATGGATCTGCGAAGAAGAACTTAGAACGTCTTTTTCCCTCACGGATAACAACATACTCATTGTTCTTGAAATCCAACTCAGGACTCTGGTGGAGACTCAGTCCATTAAGAAACTGGTTAAGGTCATAGATGCCAAAATCCTTTGGAAACTCTTCACTAATGTTTGCTTCAACCAGAATGTTCTTCATAACCGAGATAGAACGCAATTTGGTTCCCTGTTTGAAGAGAATAGATTGGTTGATAGAAGAGAAGTTCTTCAGAAGGTTTACAGTATTTTCACTCAGTTTCATATTCATTGATTGTAGGTCTCAGATTGGGTGTTCTTGTCATTGAAGTACATCAGAAGTACAGCATAATGCATAATCTTCAGAATGTCACGTCGTGCAGTTCCCTTCTTATCATATCGGGATGCATATTTGAGGATGTTACTACGACAGAAAGCTTCACCATCACCACAAGATTCGATAAGATCTAGAGTTTGAATCTGATCAGAAGAATAGTGTTGATTATAAGTATCCGTGATGTATCCTGTGAGTTCCTTGAGAATCTCGTTCTCATTGTACTTCCACTGTTTTTGTGCTGGAGAGTTCAGATTAATATTCTTTAAAGTGATGTGATCATCACCCATTCTACCACCCATTGAGGAAGATCCAAATGTTATCGAGTCAGAGAAATCTCCCCCAGGAAGACCAGATCCATAAAAAACAACAGGAGGAGCTGAACTTCCAGGGTCAATAAAACTCAATGTGTCAGGAGAACTAGTAGGAGGAGTGCTAGCAAAACTAAAACTTTCCCCATCCAAACTCCAATAAGGATTACCAGTCAAACTGACTCCATCATTTTCCCAAAATTCATCATAGTCTTTATTTGTTGATGTAGTGATCATTGAATCATCTCCATAAATTTCATCATGTAAAAGTGACCAAGCATTTATCATATATTGTATCAGACTTCCTCCTCTTGGTCAAGTTGAAAGTCTACATCAACCTTATCATACAGTTCCATGAACGAAGACTTGGTCTCATCATCAAAACGATTAGTACAGACCTCAAGTGCTTTTTTCTTATCAGCGAAGATAGAATAAGCCCGGATCACATGGACCAGACGACGGGTAGAAATAACCTCTTCGATACCACCATCATAGAAAGTCTTACGAATAATGTCAGCCCAGTCAGTCAGACGCTTACAGAAGTCAGGAGCAACCACATTGAGATCACGAGCAATACCCTCAAGAATCTTGAGTTCGGTTGATGGAGTCGGATACTCCTGTTCAAAGGTAACAGGGAATCGTTCCAAGAATGCTTCGTTCAGAACGTTAGTACCGATGAATCGTCCGTCCTCAGATCCCTTACCTTTGGTATTGGCTGTAGCGAATACGTTGAATCCGTCTTTGGGTTGAATAAACTTACCAATCTTCTTGAGGAAGACACCCTTACCCTCCAGGATAGATTGAAGACATAGGATCTTGTTAGATGCTAGGTCAACTTCATCTAGAAGAAGAACTGCTCCACGTTCCAGAGCCTCGATGACTGGACCATTATGCCAAACAGTTTCACCATTAACCAGACGGAAACCACCAATAAGGTCATCTTCGTCAGTCTCGATAGTAATGTTGACACGAATCAGTTCCCTTTTAAGTTGGGAACAGGCTTGTTCGATACCAAACGTTTTACCATTGCCCGAGAGACCCGTGACAAATGTAGGATAGAAAAGACGGGACTGAATAATTTTCTTAATATCTTTAAAGTTACCAAACTGGACGAAGGTATCATCTTTCTGAGGAATCAAGTCTTGAACAATAGCAGGTTGTGCGGATGGAGATTCATAGGTCTCTTCCAGTTGTTCCTGAACGCTCAAGTTCCACTTACCACGACCAGTTTTGAAATCATTGAGTTTCTTAGTGATAGTCACATAATTGTGACCGTTCATTGCACACCATGCACGAATATCAGATGTTGTGATGCTGTTACCGTAGAGGGACTGAAGAGAAGTGGTGACGTATTCAGTGGAGAGTGCCATAGTTGTTCGTTTCAACAAAGTCATTATAAAGGATCAGAGGGAATCAGACATCCCTCTTGGGACAGTTCGCCAACTGGTCAACAGACCAGATCCATGAACTGACTTAACACTTTTTTATTTAGAGCCTTGGATTTAAGATTCTTAGCAAAAGCAGACTTGATCTTGGCTTTAGTTGCCCCTTCCTCAACTTCAAACTCAGTATCAACAGAAAGAGAAGAATCAACCATCAAGAAGTAAGAATCATAACCAGAGGTCTTAAGTGAGAAAAACTTATCCTTCCTGACTGATTTAACAGAATCTTCACCAGTGTAACGACGGACCATTGAGTTAATGTCACGAGTTCCAGCAAGTCTGATACCAATGAAGTTGGTGTAAGGGAAAGACTCTTTCAAGTCACTCAGAAGAAGTTCAGTGAACTGGTAGAAGTAATCACCAATTTTGTAAGTGTGTCCAGTCTTACGATTACGAAGATAAGAATGACCACGGGTCAGATTAGCTGTTCCTTCCTTTTCACCATACCTCTCAGAGTACCAAGGCTTACAGTATGAGAGATGGTTTGCCTCACCATCAGTAAGAATCACACATTGAACTTTTTGAAGATCATAATTCTTTTGGAACTGAGGGATAATCTGATTAAGACACACAATTGCCTCATTCAGAGGAGTACCAGACAAACCATAACCGGCAGGAACCTCATAGTTAGTCCAACTCTTCATGTTAAAAACAATCCTCCAAACATTCAACAACTGTTTCTCAAGTTCCTTTCGTTTCACATTACCAGTCAAAAAGTTTAGAAGATGAAAATCCTTGTGGATAAAGAGTTTGTTGAGTCCCCAATCCATCGATTCATTTTTTTCATCTTCCCTATTCCAGAGGTAAGAGTTGGTGAAAGCATAGACATCAAAAGGAATATTACACTTATTACAGAACCATACCAAATTAAACAATTGTTTAATGGTGTCCAGGATACAGTTGCCCATCGAACCAGACCAGTCAAGAATGAAGATAAGACCATGATTCTGACCATCAGGAAGAATACTGACCTTACGGAAAAGATCTTCATTGTACTTATAGGTATGAAGTTTAGTACAGTCAAGAACACCAGTTTTGGATACAGTAGCTCGAGCGTATGCATCAGCTGATTTCTTACACTCAAACTCCTTGACCAGATAGTTTACCTCACGTTGAGCTGACTTCTTGAACTTTTGATATTCCTCATCAGCACGACTGAAGTCAGATTTGTGTTCGGTAACCTTACCAGTCCACTCATCAGTGTGCTGTAGAGGCATGGACTGAAGTTGCCAGGACAAGTCAAGTTCTTCATGAACTCTTTTGTTAGTGATGATGATGTTATCGAGATTGACTTTAGGAACTTCGACATAAACATTATCAATACCATTGTCC